AATGGACTCGGTGCTCTGGCAGCTCAGTATGAGACGAGTCGAACTCGGGCAGCGGAGCTAGTCGAACCCACAAACCACGTTGACGATCAGTTCGCCGGGCGCATTGCTTCTGTCGGCTTTGACCCCGCCAGACACCTCACCGTCTGCAAAGAGATCCAGACCCTCGAGGCGAAGAAGTGGGAGAGCCTGCTCGAGGAGCTCCGGGTTGCTGAGGCAACGATCGAGGAGAAGCAGAAGGCTATCGCTGAGATCGCCGCCCGGGTGATAGAGACCGGCAACAAGCACCACATCGATGCGTTCAATCTCGGCCTCGAGGCCACGGAGAAGCGTGCGAAGTGGGAAGAGATCAAGGCAACACTCCTCGCGCCTGAGTTCTACGAACAGCTCCAGGTGCTCAGGAATGCAATCGTCATCGCCCAGGCTGAGCTGAAGGCTCTCACGGACAAGCGCTCGGGCATCGTCGGCGATATTCAGTTCCGCCAGGAGATGCTGAAGCAGCTGGATGAGGCAGAGGCGGAAGCCCGATCGATCACGGCCGACCTGCAGAAGATTCTCTCGCAGCTCGAAAACTGGCGGCTCCTGCAGCGGGCCTGCTCTAAGGACGGGATCCCGGCATTGGAGCTCGATGCGGCCGGTCCTGCCGTCTCACGCATCGCCAACGAGCTCCTGGCCTCGACGTTCGGCACCCGCTTCCAGATCTCATTCGAGACGACGAAGATGTCGAAGGACAACAAGAAACAGCTGGAGACATTCGAGATCCGGGTCTACGGCGCCGACGGCGAGAAACGGATCGAGGATCTGAGTGGTGGGGAGAGAGTATGGATTGAGAAGGCCATCCAGGAAGCGATCGCAATCTACCTGAGTGAGAAGTCCGGGAAGGAGTACCTCACGAGCTACGCCGACGAATCCGACGGCGCCCTTGATCCGGACAACAAGCAGCACTTCCTCGATATGCTCCGGGAGTCGTTCAAGCTCGGACGCCGGCACTATACGTTCGTCATCACGCAGACGCCGGAGATCTGGGGGCAGATACAGCAACGCGTTCACCTTGTGCCGGCTGAGGGTAGACTGGAATTCGTGTACTAACCGTTGCGGTTGCTGTGGCGGAAGCGTCGTCAGTGGACGGCGAACTAAAGACGCGAATGCTGCGTGAGTGAATGACAGCTCCGGTATGCAAGCGACTGTCTCGAAAACTCTCAGGATGTTAGGGGCGCGACTCGAAGCATCTGAGACGATAGCTCTTACTAAGCAGTGTTCAAGGTTCAGTGGCGCATACTTGCAAGGGCGAACGAAAAACCACTGAGTGCAGGTATCGAATCCTGCCAGCGACCGCATTCATTTTTGACCGGAACATTGATGGGCGCATTTCTCACAGAGCGCGTGCTGAAGGTCAGGGGCGGGAAGATCGAGTGTCCCGTCTACGCCGACGATGGCACGCAGGTCTTCGTCACGGTCGAGACGGTCCCAAAGAAACGCACACTGAAGGCCAACCGCTACTATTTCGGTGCGAAGGTGCGCAAGATTTCGGAGATGACCGGGATGAAGGTTCCGGACGTGCACGAATCACTGAAGGTCGCATTCAATCCGAAAGAGATACCGAACCTTCTGACCGGGGAGATGGTGACGATCGGCGGCAGTACGCGGGAGATGACAAGCGAGGAGTTCAAAGTGTTCTCTGACAAGGCGGATGAAGTTCTGGAGTTCCTCAACGCCAAATTCCCAACGCAAGAAGAATACTGGAAACGACTAGAGGAGAACCATGGACACTGAGCTTGTGCTGAAGGTTATTCTGAAAAAGCATTTCAACATCGAACCGGAGCGCGTCACGCGAGAGACGAAGGTCGAGGAAGACCTGGGACTGGACGCGGTGGAACAATCAGAGCTTCAGGAGTTGCTGGAGACGGAACTGCGAATCACTTTCAGTCCCTACGAGTGTGATAACATGGCGACGATTGGGGATTACCTTTTCGCAATCGAGAGGCAGCAATGAAGCGCATAGTGGCAAACGCTGTAAAAAACTCTCAGCAACGGCCCCTGTTCGATCCAAACGCCTCCATCCGGGCAGAGTATCGCCGGAGACTCCGGCCCCTCTTATGGCGTTTACGGCACGAACGGCCATTGAGGCTAATCGCCAGGAAGCTCGGGATTTCTCACACGGCGCTGGCCTATATCCGGGACAATCCGGAGCGGCCGGTGACAAGAAAAACCATGCTCAAAATCATACGCGCAACGGCCAAGCAACGGCGAAAGCACGCGCCCGAAGCATTGAGCTGGGCGATGACGTCACGATGTCTAGTAATCTAGGAGGACAGGTCATGAAGGAAGAAGTGCAGGTCGTAGCGATCGACAAGATCGACAAATCGAAAACAAACCCGCGGCAGTTCTTCGACCCCGCGGCAATGAAGGATCTCACCGAGAGCATAGCATCCCGTGGGATCGAGGATCCGCTCAAGCTCCGGCCGAAGGGTGACCGGTATGAATTGGTGGACGGTGAACGCCGGCTTCTCGCGGCCAAGGCTGCCGGGGCGAAAGAGGTCCCTGCGATCGTCCGGCCGTACACGGACGAGGAGGCAGTCGAGGTCCAGCTCATCTCGTTCACGCAGCGGGTTGACATCCATCCGCTCGATGAGGCCGAGGCGTACGCTCAGCTCCAAGCGAAGCATTTTGTCATTGAGGAGATTGCGAAGAAGGTGGGGAAGGAGCGGTCCTACATCGCCAAGCGGCTCCAGCTCGTGACACTGATTGAGCCGGCGAAGAAGGCATTCAGGGAGAACAGGATCTTCCTGGGGCATGCCATCCTGATCGCACGGCTGCAGCCGAAGGACCAGGAGAAGGCGCTGGATGAGGCGATTGAAATGTCGGGAGAGTCCGACATGCCGATCAGCGTTGAATCTCTCGCCCAGTTCATCCGGCAGGAATTCGAGCTCGATCTGCGGAAAGCCTCCTTCGACAAGAAGAACTCGCTCCTTGTCGAAGATGCCGGCAGCTGCACGAATTGCCCGAAGCGCTCCGGGTACAACAAAGACCTCTTCAACGACATCACGGCGGCCGATCACTGCATGGATCCCGGATGCTTCGAGGCGAAGATGGGGGCGCACATCCAGATTCGCCTGGCTCAGTTGAAGGGTAAGGGCGAGACGGTTGTCCTGATCACTCCCGAGCTGCGCAAGCCGGAGGGGTACCCGGAGAGCATTACGACCCGGAGCTATTCTGTGGTGAAGGCTGGATCGTGCGGGTACACGAAGGCCGGCCTGGTAGTGGGGGGCCCGAGCCGTGGAAAGGTGGAGACGATCTGCAATGAGAAGACCTGCACGAAGCACGGGGGGAGGAATCCGCGCAGCGTCTCAAGCACGCCCAGCAAACCGAAATCTCCGGAGGCGCAGGAGAAGGAGCGGCTGAAGAAGATCAAGGATGACATCGACCGGGATGTGGACGAGAAACTTCAAGATGCGCTGCTCCCCTTGATTGCAAAAGCACTCCCCGATCGACTGCGCCGGCAAGATCTTGAGCACGTTCAGAGGATGGCTGTTGGCGCTCTCTGGGGGAAATATGAGAAGAATATTCTGAAGATCATCGGGGTGAAGGGGGACCTGAGGAAATGGAGCGACAAGCAGCTCGCCAAAGTGACCATGCTCCTTCTTATCGGCGATCGTATCGAAAACGGCTACGAGCAAAACGCTGCCATCATCGAGGCGAAGAAACTCGGGATCGACGCGCCCTCGATCGAGAAGGGCATACGTGCCGAGGTGGAGAAGCTGTATGCGGAGGAGTTGAAATCCAAGCTTCAGAGGGCGGATGGGCCCACGAAGGACGTATGCCGGATCTGCAACTGCACGCCAACGAGTGCATGCGTTCTTACGGGCGGTCTCACCTGCGCTTGGACTGACAAGACTCACACGCTTTGCAACAATCCGAAATGCCTGGCGGCCGATAGGAAGGCGAAGAAACCTGCCAAGAAGAAATCGAAGAAGTAGATCCAGGGCGCCGTGGATGAAATGGCACAATCGCCGGGAGAGTGCACGTCTCGCCGGAACTTGCTGGTTCGAGTCCAGCCGGCGCTGCAACTGATCAACGAGTCAGGAGCCAACCCATGATTGAACTCGTAACAGAAGGCAAGCCCGGCAAATCCGTCGATCCATCGACGGCGGCCAACCTGGAAGCCCGGGCCCGGTATGCGAAGCTACACCTCAAGGTCCTCCGGCTGATCATCCGTCACCGCAACGGCGCCCACATCAAGGGCGAGAAGATCGGAGAGCTCTACAGTATTCATCCCCGGGTTGTGGCTGAGATCGTCGGTCACCTGCGGCGCTCCGGGTTCTGTGTGTGCTCGGGCGACGAGGGGTACTGTTACGCCGACACGCTGGAGCAGTGGATGGAAGACCTGGAGAAGGAGAAGGGCCGGGGAATCTCCATCCTCGGCCGGGTGAGCGAGTCCCGTGAGAACACAGTCAACACGCCGGAGATCTTCGACGAACCGCAATCCGAAAAGGCAGCGTAAATGCCAGATCTGAATCTCGACCTCGATTACTTCGAACATCCAAAAACGAAACGACTCATCGGCCTGCTGGGGAAAGGGGCAGAAGTGCTGCCAATCAAGTTATGGGCTTACTGTGGAAAGTACCACAAGGAGCACGGCAGGCTTACCGGCTATTCTACCCAGGAGATTGAGTCAATCGTCGGATGGTGGGGTGATCCGGGCGTGTTCGTCGCGGCAATGGTGAAGGTGAGCCTCCTGGACGAGGAGGCTGGAGACTATGCCTGCCACAACTGGGCGAAGCGGAACGGGCACCTGGAGGCCCTGAGCGAGAAGAACCGTGCCGCCGCCAATGCCCGGTGGAACAAGCTGAGGAAGCAGCGGCTTGAAGGGATGCAGACCGATGCACCTGGCATGCCACAGGCATCGGTTGTGCATCCGCCAGGTATGCCCCAACCAACCAACCAACCTGCCAACCAACCAACCGACCAGAAGCAACAGCCCGGCGAGGCGCCACGGACACAACCGCCATCGTGTAAGGACCTTGCTGAGGGCAAGATGAACATGGAAACCTTCATCCGGGTGTGGTGGGGGGCTAAGGAGGGGAATCTCTCCTACCCCGTGCTTGTCCAGTTCGTCCAGCTCGCCCGGGTTCACGGCGATGCTGCTGTGGGAGAGGCGATCATCCAGGCCGCCAATCAGAACGTGAGGAGGCTCTCGTACGTCCGGGGCATTCTCACGCCGAAGGCGAAGGAACAATCGAGGCAGTCCTCCGCACCGAGAACGGGGGAGGCGATGCCCGTCGGCCAGCTAATGGGGAAGGTGATGAAATTCCCGTGCGAAGATCATCCGGAGATCCTCGTTGCCGAGGGTGAGCAGTGTCCGAAGTGCTATCCGAAGTGCGAGAAGTGCGGGGAGTACCACTGGACGGGAGAGACGTGCGAGGAGTGGAAGACGAGGATGCCTGAAATCAGAAAACTAGCCCAGCAGTAAACAATTCAGTCAACTTTCGAAGGAGGATTTCAAATGCGTCCACAGACAATACTCCGCTCGCTGTCACGGAAACTGAGCGAGGAGCAACTGATCAAGATCGGTTCTGAAATGGCCGACGTCATCAACAAGATCGAGGAGATCGAAGTTGCCAAGAAGCGCGTGACTCCGCTTCGGGAAGAGCTTACGCTCCTCGGCAGTAAATATGCCAACGGAGCCGAGGTGGTAGAGATGGAGTGCACCGTTCATTACAACACTCCGGAGGCCGGCAAGAAAACCATCATCAGGCCCGACACCGGGGAGACGGTCGAGGTCGTTGATATATCGAAGGACGACCTGCAGGAGGATCTGGAGTTCTCAGACGCAGATGTGGTGGATGAGACGAAGCAGCTCGAAGGCCACAACGATCTCGCAATCCCGGAGAACCCACGCAATGCCGCTTAGACGGGTTTGCGATCGGTGTGAACCGGAGAGTCCCGAGCTGGCAGTGGCGTCAGCTCGGGCCAGCCTCGATATGATCCTCGCCAACACCCGTCACCTGCTCAAGGTCCGCAAAGGCGCGGAGAAACTGAAGGCCGCCCAGGACTTCGATGCGATGCTGAAGCGGGGTGAGGATCTGACGCCCGGGCAGCTCTCCTACATCGACGGCATCCTGGAGGCGGTATGGGACGGCGCCGGCTATGAGTCGGTGAACGTCCATCACGACAAACCAAGATTCAGCATGAGGAATCCGAAGTAAGGAGGAGATCGGTAATGAGAATCAAGAACTACACATCCGATGTTCCGGTCGAGCGGAGTATAGCGCTCATCGAGCACGAACTCGTACGGGCCAAGGCAACGCACATCGCCAAATGGTACGATGCCGACGGCAAGGTCGAAGGTCTGATGTTTCAGATCAACCTGCCAGCAACGAAAGCGGGAGCGAAGTAATGAAAAAAATACCTGCGCACCAATGGACCAATGAGAATGGGGAGGTGTTGATCCTCCGGTTCTCGGACAAAAACGGCAAGTCATATAATGGCTTTCAACATCCCATGACTGTGGGAGAATCGGTCGTCGAGCCGAAATGGAATGAGGCTGCGGTTTGCGGTGGTGGCATCCACGGCTGGCCGTGGGGTATTGGATTGGGTGAAGGCAAGGAGTGTGAGTGGGAGTCGCTCTGGCAAGTGTACGGAGCAAAACCGGAAGAGGTCGTTGGGGAGATCGAAGGCGGCCAGAAGTGCAAATTCAAAACCGGCACGCTGCGCTTCCTCGGAAAATGGGACGAAGCGATGAAGTTCATTCTCTCGGGCCAAATCAAATGGGTCGAGCAGTGGGCTGGAGAAAAACATGCGACGGGCGACAGGTCCGCCAGTTCAGCGACGGGCGACAGGTCCGCCAGTTCAGCGACGGGCTACAGGTCCGCCAGTTCAGCGACGGGCAACAGTTCCGCCAGTTCAGCGACGGGCGACAGTTCCGCCAGTTCAGCGACGGGCGACAGTTCCGCCAGTTCAGCGACGGGCTACAGTTCCGCCAGTTCAGCGACGGGCGACAGGTCCGCCAGTTCAGCGACGGGCTACAGGTCCGCCAGTTCAGCGACGGGCGACAGGTCCGCCAGTTCAGCGACGGGCTACAGGTCCGCCAGTTCAGCGACGGGCAACAGTTCCGCCAGTTCAGCGACGGGCGACAGTTCCGCCAGTTCAGCGACGGGCGACAGTTCCGCCAGTTCAGCGACGGGCTACAGTTCCGCCAGTTCAGCGACGGGCGACAGGTCCGCCAGTTCAGCGACGGGCTACAGGTCCGCCAGTTCAGCGACGGGCGACAGGTCCGCCAGTTCAGCGACGGGCTACAGGTCCGCCAGTTCAGCGACGGGCAACAGTTCCGCCAGTTCAGCGACGGGCTACAGTTCCGCCAGTTCAGCGACGGGCAAAGCGTCCGCGGCAATCGTCACCGGAGATAACGGTCGCGCGAAGGCGGGTGAGTATGGGTGTGTTGCTCTCGCATGGTGGAACGCAAAATATCAGCGATATGAGATGCGATGCGCGCTGACCGGCGCCGGACCGGATAGCTTGAAAGCCGATGTGTGGTACAGGCTCAACGCAAAAGGCGAATTTATCGAAGCGGAGTAGTCATGCACGGCCTTGACACCCCACCGAAAGACCCCCGCGGAACGGTTGCCAGCGTGATCGGCATCCTCGTTGTCGTGTACCTCCTGGCGATGGTAGCCTGGAATCTCTGGGAGACATTGCAATGACCGCCTCGAACCTCCTCAAGCGGCTCATCATCAGCGACCTCGGCGCACGGGGCCACCTGGCGTGGAGTAACAACACGGTGGGAATCTGGGACCCGCAGCGCCACATCTTCCGAAAGAACAAGGACCGCTCTGCGATCGGGACGGCTGATATCGTTTGCTGTTTGAAGGGCGGCCTGTATCTTGAGCTGGAGGTGAAGACCGGGGAGGACACTCAGAGCACGGCCCAGCAGCTGCACGAGCGGGCGGTGAAGCAACGGGGAGGACTGTATTTCTTGGTAAAGGACTATGATAACTACAAACAACTCAGAGACTGGCAAAGGTGGTGAGGGATGAGAAAGTGTTCCATGTGCAAGTTGCTCTACCTGGAGTCAGAATTCAGCCGGGATAAGAGCCGAAAGGACGGCTTGAGCCTATCCTGCAAGCATTGTGAACGGGAGAGGAATGCAAAGAGCTACCAGAAGAATCTTGAGGCAAATAGAATGCGTCGGCGTGAATACGCTGCATCTCACAAGGCCGAAGCTAGCGAGCGGTCAAGAAAGCATTATTTGGCGAATAGAGAAGCCTGTCTTCGTCGGGCGAAGGCATATCATGCGAGCGATCCCGAGAGATGGAAGGAATATCAGCGCGACTGGACGAAGGCCAATCGAGAGAAGCGGAACATCGTTGAGAGGAGATGGAGGGCGAAGAACCCTGAAATCTACCGTCAGCATTTGGCCAATCAGAAAGCCAACCGACGTGGAGCACCTGGGAAGGTCAGCCCAAAGGAATGGCAACTGATCAAGCAGATATATGAATTCACATGTCCATCTTGCGGATTGAGCGAGCCCCAGATCAAACTCCAACGTGATCACATTATCCCTGTGAAATTGGGCGGTCTAAATGTTTTTGGCAACATACAACCCTTGTGTGGGGACTGCAACCGCAAGAAATCGAATACGATCAAGAAATTCGAGCCGATCAAAAATGAAATTCGAGGAAGCGAAACAGATAGCGGAAAAGTATAAGGCGATTCTGGCACCATTTTGCGAGAGAATTGAAATAGCTGGCTCAATTCGACGTCGTAGGGAAGAGTGCCGTGATGTTGAACTAGTGGCAATTCCTCGAAGTCGTGATATGTATGGTTTCGTCACCGAGGTGGGGAAGCTGGAGAAGGCAAAGGGAGAGCCGACGGGGAAGTACACGCAGCGGTATCTGCCGGAAGGGATCAAGCTCGACCTCTTCATGGCAACCCGGGACAACTGGGGCCTCATACTGGCGATACGGACCGGGAGCGCAGACTTCTCGCACCGGGTTCTGGCATGGGGCTGGAAGCGAAAAGGGTACAAGAGCGAGAACGGGATTCTCATCGCACAAGACGGGAATCGCCGCTTCATCCGGGAAGAGGAAGACCTGTTTGATCTGATAGGCATGGGGTTTGTGGATCCCGTGCGAAGGGAAATGAGATAAACCAAAAATCCCCGCCGATGCGTGAAACGCATTGTTCTGAGTAGGAAACCAGTCGCGAGGTGCGATACGAGAAGCACAACCGCCCTTGATGCGGCGGCGGGAAAGGAAAGCGAAATGAGCGAAGCCAGGGAAAAGCGGAACGCGGAGATTCGTGAACAATACGAGAGATTGCGTCGGGTAAGGGGGCTAACGAGCGATAATGCGATCGATGCAATCTTTTGCTCCAAAGAAAACAAGGCTTGGTGCCTCAAACGCGACACGATCAAGCTCATCGCAGTGTGGAAGAACTATGGCAAACAGAAGCATAATGGAACTTACTCTAAAACTTAGGTTGACGAACCTTTAGCAAATCGTTATCATTGCATCGGTTGATCTGATCCATCAACCAGTATTCTCCTCCTAAAACCCCGGACCCGTGCACGGGCACGACCGGGGTTTTTATTTTGTACGGAAGGACAAGTGGATGTGGGCCACAAAGCAACAAAAGTGCAGATGCTTGAGCGTATCGAGAAGGTCAAGGAGCTGCTTCTCACCTGGAACACTCGCTACCTCATCGTGCAGTACTGTGCGAAAGTGTATGGAGTAAGGCCGCGCATCGTCGATCGATACATCGCCAGAGCGACAAGAGAGATCGAGGAAGAGTATGAACCGGACCGCCTCAAAGAACTCAAGAAGCATATCGCCCGCCGGGAACGTCTGGCCCGGAAAGCTCTGGCAAAGGGACAGCTCAAAGTCGCGCTCGACATCGAAGACAGCATCGCAAAGCTCAAAGGTTTGTTTGTCGATCAGATGAAGCACAGCGGCTTCGTCGGAGTGTTTGATCCTACCCAATGCTCAAAGGAACAACTTGAACGGATACGAGCAGGCGAGGACCCGGGTATTGTCCTCCAGCAGAATTCAGATAAGTGACACCCTGCGCGTACGCGCGGCGGCCGAGCTTGAATTGCGGAGACGGATCGAGAATGAAACAGCTCACCTCGATCGCCAGATGCGTGAAGCGGCCGAACGTGAACGAGTCACCTACTACCAGACGCACCCGATCGATTACATTGTCGATCGTTTGAGGATCAGACGCGAGACCATTCAGTGGAGCACCCTCCCGCAGTATGCAACACACAAATGGGACGGCGATGTCGATCCCCTGGCGAAGATCCTCGAATACGTCGCCGAGTCACACTGGGTCGGCGTTGAGTCGGCGGTCGGTGTCGGCAAGACGTTCGTCGGTGCAGCTCTGATCTTCTGGTTCCTTGAGAATTTCTTTCAGTCGAGGGTCATCACGATCGCGCCGAAAGAAGACCAGCTTGCGAAAGGGATCTGGCGCGAGCTCAATCTGAAATTCCCGGCCTTCGGCAAGGGCGAGATGATGTCGAAGGAACTCCGGCTCGATCCACGGCCGGAAGTGTGGGAGGCTTCACAGTTCACCGCCGGCGTCAAAGCGTCAGAGATTCAAACCAGCGCGACGAAAGCTCAGGGCATCCACGGCGAACACCTCCTCATCATCTTCGAAGAGACACCTGGCGTCGCCGAAGCTGTCATGACCGCAATCAAAGACCGAATGAGCGCACCCCACAATATCATCGTTGCCTTCGGCAATCCCGATCATCAAGGCGACACGCTCCATGAATTCTGCAGGATGGACCGGGTGAAGTCGATCCGGATCTCCGGCTTCGATCATCCGAATGTCGTGCTCAAGGATCCCAATTTCATCCCCGGCGCGCAGACGGAGATCGGTTTGAAGACGCTGCTCGACGGCTACAACAAGAACGAGAATCATCCGCTGTATCTCTCCCGGGCCAAAGGCATCTCGCCGGCGCAAGGCGCGCACTCGCTGATCAAGTGGGAGTGGTGCGAACGAGCATCACGGCGTCATCCGGATCAGGCGTTGAAAGGCGAGCGCGCCCTCGGCGTTGACGTGGCAAACTCAGAAGCCGGTGATGACGCTGCTATCGCCGAAGGAGTGGGTAGTTGTTTGGAAGTGGTTGACGCCTTCCCCTGCCCGCGTGCGGACCTCCTGGCAACCAGCCAAGTCTACTCCCGGATGCAGCTGAAGAAGATCGACGCCGGCTATGTCGGCATCGATGGCGTGGGGGTAGGGGCTTCGACGGTGAACAAGATGTATGAGCTTGGCGAAGAGATCGTCAACATCCAGTCCGGAGGCGGACAGATCGAACTTCCCGACACCGAGCAGAAGATGCACGAGATCTTCAACTGCCTCCGCTCTCAGGGGTGGTGGATCCTCGCTCGTGATCTCGAACGGCCCGACTCTCACCTCGTGCTGCCGTACGACAAGGAACTTTTTAACGACCTCTGCACGCCGACGTGGGAAACCCGTTCGGGTAAAATCTGCATCGAGGCGAAGGAAGCAATTAAGAAGCGGCTCGGCCGGTCCCCGAACAAGGGTGACGCCGTGATGTATTGGAATCTTGTCCGGCGCGGATGGATGGCAACGGCAAAAGATATCTTTGTCGGTCGACTGTAAGGGATGATGACCATGCAAAAACCACGCAGCATCTGGCAACGAGTGAAAGAGCTGATTCCGTTTTCGAATCGGTTCACGTTCTTCTCCAACTATCCGACGTTTCATACTGTCTGGATGCACAGCGACCCGGAGTCGTTTGCTGAGAAGGGCTACGCTGAGAATGTCTACGTATTCTCGGCGATCAGGCAGATCACGACAAAGTGCGCGGCCATCCCCTGGCGGATCTACAACATCACGAATGGGAAAGCGCTCGCCCGGTTCAAATCGCTCGACGGGAAATCAAGAGCGTCTGAAGAAGGTCGCCGCCTGAAGGATGAGGCACTCGAAGCCAACGACACACATCCACTCAACGACCTGTTTTACAAGCCGAACTACCTGCAGAATTGGAGTGAGTTCGTGGAGAGTGTGATTGCCTTCAAGCATATCATGGGCAACGCGTTCATCTGGGGCGGCCGTCTCGACACGGGTGAAGAGAAGGGCAAGATCAAATCGATCTTCCCCATGTCGCCCTCGGTGGTGAAAGTAAAGGCGGGGCCGTACCCGGCGCCGATCGACGGCTACGAATTCCACAACAAGCCGGTCCCGAAGGAAGACGTGCTGCACCTCAGATACTTCGATCCACGGCTTACGGGCACGCGCATCGGACTCTCGCCGATCGAGGTGCTGCTAAAACAAGTGACGATGACCAACTCGTTCACCGAGACGAATACGACGCTCGTGCAGAATCTTTTCCGGATCCCGGGCATCCTCAGCATCCTGGGTCTGAAGTCAACCGACAAGGACAAGCGACAGCAGATTCGTGAACAGTTCATTGAGGACCAGGGGGGCGAGAACCGGGGCCTTCCAGTCATCGTCGGATCGGATATCAAGTGGCAGGATATCGCCTACAACCCGAAAGACGTCGACTGGATCAATGGCTTCAAGATCTCGGCGCAGCAGATCGCCATGGGTTTCGAAATGCCTCCGGAGCTGCTCGGTGACTCGGAGCATAAAACCTACAACAGCATGCCCGAAGCGATCCGGTATTTCTATTTCGGCAAGATCATCCCCGAGATGGCGGCATTGAGGGACGGACTTAATCAGTGGCTCGTGCCGCAATGGGAGCTGAAGCCGGATACGATCTGGATGGACTTCGACATCAACGGCATCGAGATCCTGCAGGAAGAGCGGACGGCTGTGATGGACCGGGCTGTGAAGGGACTCGACGGCGGACTCTACACGATCAACCAGGCGCTGAAGAAGATCGGAGAGCCTGAGATCGGAGACGAGGGTGAGGTCAGATTCATTCCGCTCGGGGCACAAATCTTCGGGCCGGGCGACCTGCTCGCGGGGACTCAGGGCAGCACTCCGCAAGAGCAGCTCGCCCTAGCGATCGAATATCTCAAGAAAGCGGGAGTCAGGCTTTGATCTGGACGCCGATCGAAAACAGATCTGAGGAACAGAAGCGGATGCTCTGGCTCGGCACACAGGCCGAGCGCCAGCGCTACATCTACTGGGCGAAGGTGAAGATCGGCAAAGCTCTCCGGACGCAGGCGAAGCTTGCTGCCGATGCGATCGAGAAAGCTGTTGCTCCGGATGTTGCATCTCAGGCGGTCGGAGAAGCAATCGACAAATCAAAGCCGGTCATCACCGCGGTCTATCACCGGCTGTATATGATGATCGCTCCGGTCTTCGCCAGCAAGGTCCTCGCATCGATCAAGGCAACGCCGGCACAGGAGTCACAGTGGCACAGGCTCGTGAATGAATATCTGACATCGCCGGAGACAGAGAGCAAGATCGTCGGAATCAACGACGTCACGAAACGGCGCATCATGACGGTCATCGATGAGAACCAGGGCAAGAGCCTGATAGAGATTGCGAATGCGATCAGGACGAACGTGATGCTTGATCAGATCTCCATGGGTCGGGCAATGGTGATCGCTCACACCGAGACTGTCACGGCCTCCAACTGGGGATCGCTCATGGGGGCGAAGACCTCGGGTGCGAACGTGAAGAAGCAGTGGATCTCGACCCGGGACAATGCGACACGGGGCCTCAAGCCGACAGACGAGTTCGACCACTTTCACATGGACTCGAAGGGAGCGGAGCTGGACGGAGTGTTTGACGTGCCGATGCGCCCCTCCGGAGTCGAGCAGCTTCAGTTCCCCGGGGATCCGACAGGGAGCGCAGGGAACATCATCAATTGTCGTTGTACGATCGGTTATTTGAGGAAGGGTTGAGCAATGAAGAATCAATCTCGTTTCGAGCAACTGGGCGATCTCTACCGGCGAAAGGGCATGGCGACGCATCAGCATTGCGAATTGAAGTCCATGGTCAAAGACGTCGACACAAAGAACGGGATCATCACCGGCTACTTCTCGGCCTTCGACAACGTCGACTCCGACAATGAGATCGTGGTGCCCGGGGCATTCCGGCGCACGATCAGGGAGCGGGGGCCCGGCGGTTCCAAGCGCGTTGCGTTTCTTCGCCAGCATCGGCCGGATCTTCTCCTCGGCCGCCCCTCAGTGCTGAAGGAAGACAAGTTCGGGCTGTATTTCGAATCGACGATCAGCCAGACGAGCTACGGCAAAGACACCATGATCCTCTATCAGGATCAGGTGATCAACGAGCACAGTATCGGCTATGATGTGGTCAAGCAGGAGCGCACACAAGACAAACCGACCAGGTTGCTCGAGCTCAGACTCTGGGACGGTTCGGCCGTCACCTGGGGAGCGAACGATCAGACGCCGTTCCTCGGATTCAAGTCTGTGCAGGATTGGACAAAAGCATTTGATCAGATCGACAGCATCAACAGGGCGCTCACCGACGCGGTAACGGATGACACGGCGATGCAGATGGAGATCTGGATCAGACAATTTCAACAGAGCATGAAGGATTTCGTTCAGAGCCTGAATGCGGACGACTCGCAAGCAATTGCACTCGCCGCCGCATCGAAGGCCACGCGGTCAGAGATCGCTTCAGCGCTTCGCAAGCAACTAAGCGATATGGAGTCATTCACCAAACAGAAAGGGGTATCGTCATGAAGTACATCTTGCTGCTCATCATGCTGCTCGCCTTCGTTCCAATGGCGGGCGCAGCGTTCCACGAGTACCAGCTTCCGAAGACGATGAAGCTGTTCTGGATTCACACCACACTCACCTCGAAGTTCCATTTCGTCTGGTCTCTCATCAAGACCTGGGTGCGGAGGGTCCCTGTGCCGTTTGCGTTCGAGGTCATTGACGAAACAGAGATCAAGACACTGCTGGAAAAGCAGAAGAAGGCATGGTCGGATATCTCTGTCAAGCTGACTGAAATCGAAGAGGCACAGAAAAAAGGTATCACGACTGCCGATCTGAAAAGGGAAATCGAAGACCGCCTGAAGGACTTCGGCAAACTCGCAGACGAAGCACGCGAAGCCCAGAAGAAGGAATTCGCAAAACGAGTCGACGAGCTCGAGATCAAGATCAAAGCGGGTCAGCTTATGGGTGTTGGACCTGTTGAGACGGCGGGAAGTATTATCGCCAAACACGAGTCGATCGTTGCTCTGCAAGGTAAGAACGTTCCGACCGGAGTGCGCCTCAGCTTTCCGCTGAAGTCGTTCGGCCGGAAAGACGTACTCGGCACAACTGGAAGCGCCGGCGATCTTGTTGTTCCGTTCCGTGTGCCCGGTATCATCCAGCCCGTTCCGAACCAACAGCTTCGTATCCGTGATCTGCTCGGAGTGACGCCGATCTCGACGCCTCTCCTCCAGTATGTCCGGTCGACGTTCTTCGGCTCCGATTCGGGATCATCCGGACAGTTGACCGGAAACGCCGGTGTTGTCTCGGAGGGAAGCGAGAAGCCGAAGGCGGATCTGAAGTTCGAAGAGGCACAGGCTGTTGCCTCGACGATTGCGACCTGGCTGCCGGCGTCGAAGCAGATCCTTGCCGACGCACCACTGCTCCGGAACTTCATCGACACACAGCTGCTGTATTCGGTGTTGCTCGAGGAAGAGCTTCAGATCCTCTACGGCTCGGGTGTTGCTCCGAACCTCGAGGGTATCACGCTCCTTGCCGGTGTCTTTACGCCAGTTGCCGGCGAGACCCGTATCGATGGACTGCGCCGGATGATCGGCCAGGTAATGCAGGCCCGGTTCCCGGCGACGGGGTTTGTGGTCAACGGAATGGACTGGATGGAGGTCGAGCTTGAGAAAGATGGCAATCTGCGCTATCTGATCGGCGACCCCAACGCAGTGCTTGGAAGCCGCATCTGGGGGCTGCCCGTTGTGCAGTCTGAGTCCATGCTCCAGGGCAACGCCCTCTGTGGTGCCTACGGTCTGGGTGCGACGCTGTATGATCGGGAAGAGGCGAACGTCGCAGTCTCGGAATCACACGACAAGTTCTTCATCCAGAACATGGTCGCGATTCGCGCAGAAGAGCGCATCATGCTTCCGATTTTCCGGCCGCTGGCATTTGTCTACGGCGGGCTGCAGGCGTCAAGCTAATTTGTAAGGGGAACGGATAGGTCATTCGTTGGGGGCGGCTGACAGGCGGTCGCCCCCAATCCCCTTAGAAGACAAGGAGGATGAATGTTCAAGCGCGGTATTATCATCTCGATTCAACCAACCCCCGGGTCAGCCTTCGACTCAATCCCCAGCGTCTGCGATTTTGCAATCATGGCCGAGGATGCTGGCGCCGTGGCGGTCAAGATCGAAGGTATCGGCCGCATCGAAGCCGTAAAGACCCGCATCGAGATACCTGTCATTGGTATTATCAAGGAAGGCGGAAGCCAGGCGGTCCGGCATCTCATCACACCAAAGAAAAGCCTGAGCGATCTGATCTTCTCTGTCGGGGCCGACTACGTGGCAACCGAGTCGCTCGCTGCGATCGGAGACTATCACGGCCACGGCAGGTCCAGGCTGATCTACGAGGCGGATTCCATCGAGACCTCGAAGGTTGCGCAGGATCTCGGAGTTGCTGCGATAGCGACAACGCTCTACGGGTACACAGAACAAACTCAGGGACGCCTCTCAGAGGATCCGGACTTCAAGGCGCTCAAAGAACTCTCCGAGACGCTGTCATCCCCGGTCATTGCAGAGGGGCGCTATAGGACAGCATCCGATCTTCGGGAAGCGATACGGTTGGGCGCACACTCAATTTGCATTGGGACCGCGGTTACTCGTCCGGATGTTGTGATCAAGCAATTCGTTGTTGAGTGTGGAAACATGATCCTATGAAGAAACCCTATGTGATATGTGAAGTAGGATGTAATCATCAAGGAGACCTGGAAACGGCGAAGCGAATGATCCGAATCGCCGCGGACTTCTGCGGGGTCAATGCTGTGAAATTCCAGAAGCGTGACATCGAGCAATACCGTGGCAATCCGGAATACTACGGACACCGGAAGGCGCTCGAGTTCACGATCGAGCAGCACGCCGAGCTGCAGGACCTCTGTGCATCATTCGGGGTCGACTACGGCTGCAGCGTGTTCGATGTCAAGAGTGTGAATGAGATTCTATCACTCAGCCCGTCATACATCAAGTTCGGGAGTGCGGTCAATCAACGGGAAGATATGTGGAGAGCGCTCTGTGGCAAGATCAATGTGCCATTGCATGTATCTCTCGGAATGTTGGCCAGGCACGAGCGGGCGATGGTGGTAACTGAATTTGAGATGCTGTTTGGAAGTGAGACAGTCTTCTATCACACCACGACAGGCTATCCGATCAAATCAGATCAGGCTTGCCTACTCGAGCTGCAGCAGTTGCGGACGATGACGGACTGCCCGATCGGTTATTCAGGCCATCACCAGGGCGTCGCTCTCGACCTGGTTGCCTTTGCTCTCGGGGCACAGTATATCGAGCGGCACTTCACCCTGGACCGGACGCAGAAGGGAACGGATCACGCGGCAAGTCTTGAGCCTGATGGAATGCGAAAAGTGGTCAAGTACCTCGCCGACGCAGCAGAGGCGATGGAGTACAAGCCTGAGTCCGGACTTGTGGACTGCGAGATCGAGAATCGAAAGAAGTTCAAAGGAGAGTGATATGCCTTCGCCAGAAAATTTGACAATCACATACGAGATCGAGCCTATCGTAAAGCTGAAATGCTTTGCGACTGACTGCGACCATCATCTCGGATGGGCGGGAATGGCGTGCTGCAATTTGAAGATCATCAGTATCGGCAAAAAGGAATCAGGCTCATCGCACGAATGCGATGACTACAAGCAGAAGTCATGAAGATCGTCGCCCTCATCCCCATGCGTGCCGGTAGCAAGCGAATCCCCGGCAAGCACGTCACCCCGATCGGCGGCTTCTCGCCGGCACTGCGAGTCTTGAACGCTGCACTCGGGACGATGGAGATTGAGACGGTCTATGTCGCAACGAACGACCCGGAGGTGAAGACAGCGCTCGAGGGGAAAGAGAAACACTTCCGATACTTCCCTCGATCGGAGAAAAGTGCGACAGACACGGCGAGGACGGAATCCTTGATCGGGGAGTTCCTGCAGCACGTCGATTGCGATATCGTCGTGCTCCTCCAGGCAACAAACCCCTTCACGAAGGCCTACCACCTGAAGAAGGCTCTCGCACAGATGGAGGAGCAGAAAGCAGACTCGGTCGTCTCGGGTGTTCTGATGAAACGGTATTTCTATGCGAAGCTCGGCCATGTCATGATCGAACCGGAAAACCGGGATACCTTGCGTCGGGTCGGCCTGGCGAATGTAAGGGGCCTCTTCGTCGAGAACGGGGCCTTCTACATCTTCCGGAGTTCGGCCTTCCGGATGACGGGCGACATCTTGAGCGGCGTTGTGGTCGGTTATGAAATGGGCTTTGAGTCTCTGATCGAGTTGGACGAACCGGCCGATTGGAAACTGGCAAACTCAATACTCTCGGATCCGCACTATGCAATCACGCAATGAGATTCCACAGTTTCTGAACGCTCATTCACTCCTCGGCGATGGCGTCGAGGTTGGTGTTTTCGGCGGCTATTTCTCTGAGGTCCTTCTTGCTACATGGAAAGGCCGCAAGCTCTTCAGCATCGATGCATGGGCTGATCTTCCAGACTACGACGATTCGCTCTTCATGACAAACAAGCCCGTCAAGCGCTCGACTGAATACTCGCTCGATGACTGGAATCACGTCATGATGGAATGCCAGAAGTTGCTTGCCCGATTCGGTGCTCGATCGGAGATCATCCGAGAGCGAAGCCCGGAAGCTGCTGCTCGCTTCGCTGATGGCTCGCTCGATTTCATCTACATCGACGCGAATCATTCATACGAAGGCGTGCTCGCTGATCTTCGGGCTTGGTGGCCGAAGCTCAAGATCGGCGGTCTCTTCTCCGGGCATGATTATTTCAACGGCGGTCGTCGGGCTACGATCTACGGTGTCAAGCAAGCCGTCGATGAATTCATCAAAGGCCGGAAGGTCGTCATCAACGTCACGACAGACAAATCGACGCCGAGTTGGTTCTTCATCAAAGGCGCAGAATGAAGTTGATCACCTTCGCAACGGAAGATTATCTCATCGGCTCTCGTGCGCTGCTCGCTTCATTATTGGCGAATGCGAAGCTCGACGCTTTTGAGTTCTTGATCATGACCGATGGCATGATATCCGAAGCATCTCGATCATCGATCTTGAAACTGAAGCCGGATGCAGTCTTCATCGATCGATCAAGCGTCGGTGAAGTGCATCTCGGAAGCGGACAATCGATCAAGAAGCAATCATGGCGCTTGGCATTGCAGAAGCTCGCGATCTTCAATCTCCCGGCTGATGGCGTCCGGCTCTATATCGATTCAGACATGATCTGCATCGGATCGCTCAAAGAAGCAGAGCGATGGACTCATCTCACTGCTCCGGTTGTCTTCGGCATCTCGCTCCCGGCATCGATCAATGGTCGCCCGATGTTCTCTTCGGGCATCTTCGCCTTTGAATCTTCGAGCGATCTCTTCGAGAAGCTTCAAGCTCATGCTGCTTCGATGGCCGATATTTCTTTTGGCGACCAGCAAGTCTTGAATGAATACTTCTCGCTCAATCACCCGGACGAGGTCCATCTCGTCGGAATAGAATTCGAGATGCTCAAGCGAGTGCAACGGCATCATCCGCAAATATGGAGTGCTGTCGGCAACAATAAGCGCATGATCCACTTCGTCGGACGTAAACCTTGGCAGTCACCGCCGGAAGCAGGCTATCAAGAACTGGATAGACTCTGGAAGAAATACGCATGACCTTTACTGAACTCGTCACAGGCAAGTCGGTTGCGATCATCGCCCCAGCTGCATATCTGTTGGGGTCGCGTCAGCGCGCAAGGATCGAGAGCTGCGACCTGGTTGCCCGGATCAACCGCGGCTTCCCGGTCCCGCCAGGCATGGTTGAGGACATCGGCGAGCGGACGGACATTCTCTATCATCTCCTTATGGTCGGGATGGCAGCGAGCGAGCAGGTATTCAAGCCCTGTGTCGGGAAAGTGGGGTTCATTGTGAGCACGCGCCACGAGGGTGAGCCCCGGGTGCCTCAGTTCAAACGGATCAACCGGGGGCGGGTGCCCTTCGAGTGTGTCCCGTTCTCGCTGATTCAGCAGGTCAAGCTCCGGGTCCGCAAAACTCCGAACGCGGGGGTTATTGCCGTGACGCATCTGCTCTCGATGCCGATCAAGTCGCTGTACCTGACGGGCTTCTCGTTTTACGAGGACGGGTATTATCCAGGATACAACGAGACCGCCGGCCGAATCCTCGGGGGTCAAGCGGGCCACGATCAGGTGACATCGAAAGCCTATATGAAAGCATTGCTCGCTTCGACTACAGTCCCGCTTTCGATGGACGGCGCCATGGCGCAGATCGTCGGCCGATCCAAGGAGATCAACGAGCAGTTGCTGGAGATCCACGCGGTAAAACACTTAGACATCGTCAAACTCCGGGCAACGATGGCGCAGCGGCATGGAGCCGAGACAATTATGCCGGGCGATACAATGCTGAAGACAAGACGAGATGCAGACATTCTCATCCGGAAAGGCAGGGCGGTACTGGTATGACAAGGCTCAGAGCGAAAAAAGATATCTACATCGACGGCGTCATGGTCCTGCGCGGCGGCTTCTATACGGTCGACGATAATGTTGCGCGTCTGCACATCCGGGACGGCAAAGCCGAACTGGCGCCCCGGACGAAGCCGGGAGCGGGAGAAGGAAGGCGCACAAAGGTCGCGGGAGGCAGGGGGCAAAAATGAAGAGTCTCTATCAGACACGGCGCCAGACTGAGCGTGAAGCCGAGGGCCTCGAGCTGAAGGTCATCACGCAGCCCTTGGTTGAACCGGTCACGCTCGAGGAGGCGAAAACCTTTTGCAGAATCGACGGCACGGACGATGATGCGCAGCTCGAGAAGCTGATCATCGCCTGCAGGAAGGAAGCCGAGCGTGTCGCAAACCGGGCGTTCATCACGCAGACGATCATGGCCCAGTGGGAGAGAATGCACGACTACGTGATCCTGCCCCGACCGCCTCATCAGTCGATCGTGAGTGTGGAATCGTTCGACGGGACCAACTGGAATACCGTCAGCTCATCCGGTTATCGGTTGACGGGCCTCAGGTGCTTCCGGATCGACACGTCGCGGAAGTTCTCGACCTCAACATATCTCGAGTATCCATTCCGGGTAGAGTTTCAGGCTGGCGAGGGAGACGATGAGCAGCACGTCGACGAACGCATCGGCCGGGCAATTCTCGAAATGGTACTCGTGGCCTATGATAACCGCGGCCAGGTGAAGACGGCCGACGGCGCCGAGCTCACGGGGCTGATGACGCCAACGGCCGCGCAGCTGCTGAGTGGCTTAACGAGTTACAGGTGATACCATGTCAAGCGGGATTGAAATACGCCGGCTGCCTCCCTTCAAACATCGCATGCGTGCATCAGACTTCCGGTGCCGGGCCGTGCTCCAGGAGCAGATCCTCACTCCCGACGGCGCCGGCGGGACCACCCAGCACTGGGATGACATCGGGCCCTTCTGGACGAATATATTGCCGATGAGTCTCTATGAGGTTCAGCAGGCTGCGCTCGTTGGCTCGGTGGTAGATACAAAGGTGGTGATGCGTGACCCGGGGGACCTGACGCTCAAGCTCTCGGCAACGGGGGCCGTCTCTCGGTTGCTTCGGTTCGTTTATGGCACGCACATCTACAAGATCGCCGGGATTCTCGACTACGGCGAGATCGTTGTGGCAGTATGTTCGGAGATCCAACCCACAGCCTAATGCCAACAGGAAACTACATATCGTTCTCGGTGAGCAACGCGCAGATCGCAAACGTCATCTCACAGATCAACGCAGCGACCGCCATTCAGCGCGAGGCAATCAAAGAGGAAGTGGCCACGTCGACGCTCATAATCGAAAGCGAGGCCAAACGCAATGCTCCGGTCGGAGGCAAGGGAAAATTCGGCGGCATCTTGCGGGCCCGGATCTTCTCACAGATTGGAGCAGGCGGTTACGGCGGCCGTGTGTGGTGTGACGTTCCGTACGGCCCGTACCAAGAGTTCGGGACCGGCGCCCTGGTCGACGTGCCGGAGGGCTGGGAAGCATTTGCTTTGCAATTCAAAGGCAAAGGGATTCGCCAGGTCAACATTCCCGCCCAGCACTTCATCTTCAATGCCTGGGTGAAAGAGAGTCAGAATTTCGTCGCCAACATCAAGAAGATACTGGGGGTCAAATGAGGGATTCTGCTCTCGCAGTTCATCAAGCCTATTACACGCGTCTGCACAATGCCTCGGGGCTGTGGGATGTGTACGATCGTCCGCCTGGCACAGCTGCATTGCCATTTATCCTGATCGAATCGGTGACAACGCAGGATGCCTCGACGAAGACCACGCGCGGCCAGATTGCGATCGTGCAACTGAGCGCGAACGCTGGATATACCGGTGATGCCGGCGGGAAGAAGGACGCCGAGGCCATGGGGAGCCTGATCTCACAGGTGATCGACGACCGGAATAACAGGATCGATTGTGCGAGCGAGTTCCACATCATCACAACGAAACTTGAGACGGCCGCGACGATCGAGGAGCAGAGGACAGAACCGAAGAATGTAGTGCGGCGTGTGCTGAGGTTTCGTCACCACGTCGAAGAGTTGTAACCACACTTAACTAGAAAGGATACTGCAATGGGTGCCAGAAACGGAACAGAGATGTTGCTTTACATCGATATCTCAAGCACGCCGACGGCGATCGCTGGGCTGACCTCGAACGACTTCAACGTCAACGGCGAGACGATCGACGTCACAACGAAGGACTCCGCTGGCTGGAAAGAGATCCTTGCCGGCCTGAATTCCTTCGGCTTCTCGGCTGACGGCGTGTTCGATGAGTCAGCAACCTTTGGCTACAACGACCTGCTCACAGCGATGAAGCTCAAACAGCCTCTCACGGTCCGGATCTCGACGGAGATCTCCGGCGAGTACTATCAGGAGGGTCTGGTCATCATCACATCCCTCAAGAAGGGTGCCCCGATGGAAGACAAGGTCACGTTCAATGCGACCTTCGAAGGCTCCGGCGAACCAACACACTCAACCATCTAGAGGTGATCCTTGAACGAGATGACTGGTTTCAAAGAGATCGAGATCGGCGGCAAGAAGCGGCCGGTGAAGTATGGCTGGAACACGCTGGCGCTTCTGGAAGAGCGGACCGGGGTCAACGCGCTCAACCCCATGGAGATATCCCGCGCAGCTCTGACAGCATCGTTTCAGACCGCCATGATCGATATCGGTCTGCAGGAGGGCTGCCGGGTGATGAAGGCGCCGGTTGATTTCACGCGTGAGGATATCGGCGCGTGGCTCGATACCGATGGCTTCCGCAGGGTTCGGGAGTTTCGGGACCTCTTCACCAAGGCAATCAGTGACGCATCGATGATCGGGATGAGTGAAGAGGAAAAAAAAAGCCTCGCAAAACTCTCAGCTGGTCTGATGTCAGAGCAATCGCCTTCGGAGAGCTCGGACTCTCCCCAGCCGAGTTCTGGGACCTGAGCGTCACCGATTTCAATCTGCTCGTCAAGCATCACCGGAAGGCAGTCGAAGAGGAGTGGCGCCGGGTACGTTGGCTCGGCGCCATGATCGCCAACATGAGCGGCAAGCAGCTGAGGCGGAAGATGCGAGAGTCGGAATTTATTCGGCTGCCCAGCGATGAAGCGGAGAGCTCAGGGGTTATGTCCAAAGAGCGGTTTGAACAGTTGAAGAAGAAATGGGCCAACTAATATGAGTCAGCCTATTCTGGAAGTAGGCATTGGTGCAGATCTGTCGCCCTTTGAAAAGGCCATCGGCGAGCTCCGTCAGGAGATCCGGCAGCTCGGAACATCGATCGGCGCGGCCGGCCAGCAGGCGACAGGCGGGTACACGCGCGCAATGGGCCAAGCCGGGAAAACAACCGATGATCTTTCGGGTTTCATCCGGACACAACGGGCAGAGAGCCGGCAGCAGAACTATCTCTTCCGCGAGTCGCAAAACGCCATTGGCTCTGTGACGTTTGCTATTATGGGTCTTTCGACCGCGACTGGGGATCAGTCAAAGTCCATGCAGACGCTTAACAAGGGCCTCGTGACTGGGTACTCGCTATATCAGGGACTGAGTTTTGCCGCTGCTGGGCTTGGCATCGCAACAGGAGGAACAACAACGGCGGTCATTGCGCTCCTTGCTGTCGGCGCCTCTCTCTTTGTTTTCCTCGATAACTCGGCGGAGAAGGCGAAGAAAGCAGCCGACGCTCAGAAGGATTATGCCGAACGAATCAAGGACAGCTTTGAAGGGCTGACGCCACAGCGTACGCAAAGCGAACTCACGGTCGAAAAAGCTATCGTTGCGAATGCGAAGGCACGTCTGAAGCAGCTGGAGGCTGATCGGTCATGGGGCAAAGTCACTGAAGACAATCGGGACAGCCTCGACAAATCAATCGTTGCAGAACGCGCGGCTATTGATGTGCATGAAAAGAACATCAAGGCGCTTGAGGATCGGGCTACAGCGCAAGCGCAGGTGCTGGCCGTTGAGAAAAGGGAGGCTGATGGCTCTCTCATAGCCAACCAGGAACTGAAGATAAAGAACCTGAAATCAGAGATACAAAATGCCAGCAATCTTGTTACGATCAGAGAGAAGACCCTCGAGCTTGAGAATGCGGAGCACAATCTCGCGGTGATGAAAAAGGGCGCCCTGTCAGACCTGGAAGCACGACTGGGCATGGAGAGGTTGATTACGGAGAATCTGCGCGAGCGAATGCTGATGGAACTAGAAGCTGCAACGCGCAATCCAGAGCCGACTACTTTTGGTGCCAGATTTGAATGGGAAGGCATGATGAAGACGCCGAGACTCGGGAAAATTCAACCTCCCCAGATTGAGAAGCGTGATTGGAAGAATCCCGAGATCGGCAAAATAATCGACGATGCTCTGCAGGCTAAATCGGCGCTCGAAAAGTACACGGAGAGCATCCAGGCCATGAGCGATCAATGGATGATGTCGAGCGCGGCCGCAACAATAGGCTTCGACAACATGCTCTCGGGCTTCCGCAACATGGCTACGCAAATGATCGCCGGTTTCATCGCTATTGGCGTTGCTGCTGCCGTGAAGGACGCGCTTGTCTCGGTGCCCTTCCCTTTCAACGTTATAATCGCAGGAACCGCCGGGGCTGCAGCGGCAAGCCTTTTTTCCGCGCTCGTACCTAAATTCGGACAAGGCGCGATGGTATACGGCCCCATGCTCGCGATGGTGGGAGACAATCCCAATGCCTCGTCAGATCCGGAGGTGATTGCCCCGTTCTCCAAACTGCAAACACTGATGGAGCCTCAGAAACACCGCATCGAGATCGTCGGCCGGATCCGCAACCGCGATCTCTATCTCGTCTACAACGGATATCTCAGCAATCTCAACCGGATCGACGCCTAAACAATGGCCTACGGCGAAAAATACTACGCAACTACCATCGATTACTTCAACATCGAATGGACTCTTAAGATACTCCGGGATGGATTCGCCGGAGCTGCGACAGAGCTCCGGGCCGCTCGATCCGGATTGCGGCTGATCTATGAGGGCGAGAACGAGGACGTTTTCTCCAGTTCAATTCTGGCTTCCCGCGTTGAATGTGATCTGATGGTGCAAGACTCAGGCGTCGAAGCCGATCTGGAGGCAATGGTCGGAGAATCGGAAGATGCGTGGCGCTGCGAGTTGTGGATTGGAGCTTCGCTCAAATGGCGCGGTAAACTGCTCATCGATACGCATAATCGAGCCAGGGCATCATATCCATACCCCGTCACACTTGTTGCGACAGACGGCCTGGCCAGGCTGAGGGATATCCCATTCGAGGACGGAGGGGGCAATCCATATACCGGCCGCGAGACTCAACTCGAGATCATCGTCAAGATCTTGAACAAACTCGGTCACGAGCTGCAGTTCGTTACAACGGACGAGTGGTTCGAATCGCAAATGCTCTCCACGCAGGACGATGATCCACTCGCCCAGGCGGAAATCGATCAGGGCATCTATTGGGATAGTTCCAGCGAGTCCAGTTGGATGTGCTATGACGTCCTCATTGACATCCTCAAGAGAAAAAGCCTGCAGCTCCTGATGGTGCATGGGGCATGGTTCCTGACACAACTGACGGAGTGTGCCAAGTCGGCCCTGATAGAGAGAAGATACAATTCAGACGGGACGCCCTACGTCGTTCCATCCGTCATTGTCGATCGGTCCTTCGAGGTGGACCAGGTAAACGCCTGGATTGAGGCCGGAGGATCGGATGAGATTCAGAAGCCGGTCGATAGTGTAAGCGTCGGGTATAATCACGGAGAGCTGGACAGCTATCTCAACAATGGTTCGTTCGAGTACTGGGAAGTCGGCGATCTTGTACCCGATGGCTGGACCGTAGTTGCAGGTCTTGGAAGCATCGAAAAGGGAACAGAGCACGTCACAGGCAATTATTCTGTCCGAGGCCTCGAGTGTCTCGGTAGCCCTGGTTCGCCGGTAGATCCCGACGATCTCGTGCGATTTACGCAGGAGACTCCATTCCCGATCATCAGGGGTAATAGTGATGATACCGAGATGAGTCTCTCATTCCAGGCGAAGTACACACTGCGAGATCCTCCAGATCCACTCACAACCAAGAGAGCATATTGGGCGCTCACGTACGGAATCTATGCAATCTGGAAGAATGGCGATCAGTACGAGTGGTTTGACAACGGCGGCAATCCTTACTGGAACGAATATGCGCCTACCGAGGATTGGACGGAATTCAGTTTCTCCTTCCCGGCACCTTTGACAACATCAAAGATCACCGCGCTCTTCACGACGATCTATGAAGATCCTGGCTTTACTGTCACTCCGGGTTGTGTGGATTCCATCTTTGTCGACGATGTGTTGATCGAATCACAAGCCATTCCGGTTCCTTCCACCGTGCGGACGAAGGCGATCCTGATCGACTCACTTTCAACCGCCGGTTACGATTTGGGCATTGTGCATCACGGCGATGGACCGGTCATCGACGCCCAATCCCGCCTAACGATAGCGAGCGGGGCCCTGGATACTGTGCTCTGGACGGAGCGGGACTCCTCTTCATACGTCGACCTACCCTTATCGGAACTGCAGGTAAAAAAAGTTGCGAGCGCGCAGCAATCTGCATCGTTGGTTCTCTCTGCGACAATCCTGGGAGAATTCGGTGCCACGTCGATACTTCTGGTTGGGGCAAAGCGATATATATTTCGCGGTGGAGTGTTCGATCTTGAACGAGCCGAATGCCAGGGAGTCTGGCAGGAGATCAAAGACGATCAGCAAGGTGCGGATATCGTAGTAAGCTATTCCGATGAATCTGGCGGAGCAGGCGGAGGAGCTGGCGGTGGTGGCGGCGGTGGGACTGTGACTATAGATGTGCTGGCGCGATTCACGGAACAGGCGACCACCATCATTGCCGCCGTAAACAAGTTCCATTCCAACTCCTGGGATGGTGTGCTGGATGGAACGGGACACATTAGCACACC